TATTAAGGGTATTGGATATAAAGAAACTCTATTAGATTATCAACATGAAGTACACTTATATTATGAATCAATCTAAAGCATATATTTTTTCTACAGACCCACTTGATTCTGCTGACGGTAAATGGGATTACGAACTGCTTAGGTCATCCTTTGAGCGTAATCATGTAGAACAGGTTGCTGTTGCTAGCATTCCTAAAGATGATAGGGCTTTTGTTGTAATACCAGGCCAAGGAAACGCAGGTAGTGAAGAACAGATAAACAAAGAACTAGCAAGCCTTAATCGTGTTGTATTATTTATAACTGGAGATGAGCAAGGTTTGTTTAATGTTGATGCAATTAAGCATCCTAATATAAGTATTTGGATTCAATACCCGCACCAAAAACACGAAAAATATAATAGATTTTTTATTGGAGTTCCTCAGCATTTAAAAAATAACCTGCCTGATTATCCTATTAAAGATTATGACATTTATTTTGGTGGTCAGATAACTCATCAACGCAGACAAGAGTTAGCCAAGGCCATGTCTGCAGTCAAAAACGCCCTATATTGCCCTACAGAGGGCTTTGCACAGGGAGATCCACCACAAGAGTACTATCACAAACTAGCAAGCGCAAAAGTTGCTCCAGCCCCATCTGGTGCACAAGTAATAGATTCATTTAGGTTTTTTGAGGCAATAGAAATGTTGACCTTACCAATAGGAGATCGTAAAGATCCGAAGGGCAGAGAAGTAAATTTTTACGAATATGTTTATGGCAAAAATGTTCCAATAGAATTAACTTACGACTGGAATGAATTGCCTAACATTTTTGCAAAACTAATGAATGATTATCCAAACAATCTTCATCAAGCGGTATGCTGGTGGATAAAATACAAAAGAGATTTTTCTTTTCAAATAATGAGGGTTCTACATGCATCTTAGAGACGTTACTATTATTCTGGCCACCTCTGTAATTCCAGATCATCCAAGCACAGAAATGATAGAGCAAACAATTAGTGATATTCGTGTTCATTTTCCAGAAAACGAAATTATTATGCAAATAGATGGATTAAGAGAAGAACAACGGGATCGCAAACAGGATTATGATGAATATAAAAATCGCATACTTTGGAAGTGTTTGCATGAATACAAGAACATACTTCCTTTTGTTTTTAAAGATCACAGTCATCAAACAGGTATGATGAGAGAAACAATAAACGAAATTAAAACTCCTTTATTGTTATATGTTGAAGGGGATGCTCCTTTAACTCCAGATGTGCCAATCGACTGGCAAAAATGTTTAGATATGTTTGAATATGGTAAAGCAAACACTATTCGTTTTCACTTTGAGTCTACAATTCCAAATCCCCATAAACACTTAATGATTGAGTTAGAAGATAATTTTATGAAAACTGCACAGTGGAGTCAGAGGCCCCATCTTTCTAGAAAAGAATATTACAAAGATGTTGTGCTGCCACAGTGCCTGGATAAATTTTTTATAGAAGATACTTTTCACGGTATAGTTCAAGATGATATGCTTCCTTACGACAGTTTTAGTCAAGGGGGCTGGAACAAACATAAACTTTGGATATATCACCCAGAAGGAAACATTAAAAGATCTTATCATCTTGATGGACGCAAGGGTACACGTAAATTTACAACAGATGATGATGTTTGGGGATATAAAGAATGAGACTGGGAATAATAGCAAGATCTGACAATACAGGACTTGGTACTCAGACTAGAGAACTTGTCAAGATGTTAAATCCTAAAAAAGTTTTAGTTGTTGACTCTACCTTTTTTAATAAAAATAAACAAAATTTTGACTGGTATCAAGATTATGATTATACGGTAACACGTGCAGGATTTCCCAAGCGTGGAGAGGTCATTTCTTTTCTTAGAGACCTGGATGTTGTATTGTCTTGTGAAACATTTTATAGTTCTTTGTTTGTAGATGTAGCAAGAGATATGGGAGTCAAGACTGTTCTTCAATACAACTATGAATTTTTGTTAAATCTAGAACAAAAAGATGCCCCGCTTCCAGATGTTTTGCTTGCTCCAAGCCTATGGAACTTTGAAAAAATTCAAAAACTTTTTGGTGATAAGACTATTCTTGCCCACTTACCACCACCAACTGAGATAACATTATTTGATAAATCCAGAACTCACAATATGTCAAGAGTGCATAAAAGAATACTTCATGTAGGCGGTAAAAAAGCAGCACGGGATAGAAATGGAACAGATACTGTATTAGAAATGCTAAGATATTCTAAAGAGGATTACAACTTAGTCATAACATCTCAAACCGAATTTGATGGAAGACCAAGAGATCCTAGAGTATCTTTACTGTATCAGAATGTTAAAAATAGACAAGATTTGTATTATGGTTTTGACGGTATGGTTTTACCAAGAAGATATGCTGGGCTATGCCTTCCAATGAACGAGGCCTTAATAAGTGGAATGCCTGTATTTATGACAGATCTATCTCCAAATAATCAAGTTTTGCCAAAAGAATGGCTTGTTGATGCAAAAAAGGTTACAGAGTTTAGAGCAAAATCTACCATAGATGTTTATGGTGCGGACCCTGTAGAATTAGCCAAACTGATTGATAATTATGTTGGCATGAATAAAAAACTAAAACAGCAAGTTAAGCGTGATGCTCTTCAAATTGGCATTGAATCTTTTTCCGTAGAAGTTCTTAAAGATAAGTATCTAGAACTTTTTGATTCTTTAAAATAAAAAGCGGGCCTATTTCTAAGCCCGCTCTCTTTTACAGAATAAATAATTACTCTGCAGCCTTCTTCTTTTTAGCCTTAGCCTTGCTAAGTGCTTCCTCAACAGCCTTTGCTGCTGGCATACGACCAAATGCTGGATCGTTTGGATTAACTGCACGTGCTAGTACTGGGATAAGCGCTCCTACGAGTGCTGCCCATAGATCCTTTGGATCTGTTACTCCTGCAACGTAAAGTGCTGATGCTGCACCGACTACTGAACGACCATAGGATGCAAGCATTGCTTTGTGTTCTTTTTTAAGTTCCATTTTTTCCTCCTAGGATAGAACCTTTATTAGTATAGCATAACCAGCCCAAAGACCAATAATTCCTGCGACTCCCGCAAAAACTGGTGGTGCTGGGACTGGCAATTTGAATGCAGCAAATATTAAGCCACATCCAAAACCTGTTAAAACGGACATTACGATTTCTTTCATATCTCCCCCATAATATAATCTTCGTAGTGTTTTTTACAAAAGTCTACGAATCTTGTTTCAGTTGAAGTCAATTTTTTACTTTCCTTTGTACAGTCTTTTACCTCGCACACAGGATAAATGTATTCATAAACTTCTTCTGCACTTTTTAATTTAAATTGAATCATTGCTTTGTGTTGGATTATCTAGCGGAGTTGGGGCAGTAGCAAAAGCACCACAGTCATTGCACTGAATGTCTAAATGATACATTCCTATCGTGTAGGTTTCTGGATCAAAAGATACTAAGGCTCTAAACAGTACCCCTCCACAATTAGGGCACGTACAGGTTGGAATTCCTCTAGCGTCTATCAATTGTTTCTTCTGGAAGAAACTTTTTAAGATCTTCCATCTCCTTTGAAATCTTTTTCAAAGCGATATCATATGGTGGCATAGTACCTTCTATTGCAGCCCCATATTTATTGTAATGGTTAATCTGTGGCTCTACCTCTTGAACAAATTTTTGTAGACCATTTTGCACTTCTTCTATATATTGAAATGCCCAGTCACGAGAATCGGATAAAAATTTTATAAAGTTTTGAGTGTGAACATCCGAATCATTTATTGCTGCCGTTGTTTTAAAAAAGTTTTCTTGTGCTTGCTCTAATTGAGCCTGAGAAATTAAAAGTTGTGCAAACGCCTCTGTTAATTTTTTTGATCTATAAACTGAAAGTGTATATGCAACAGCAAAAGATACAGAAAAAATTCCAAGAATTAATGTTAGAATGTCCATATACCTATTGTACTCTACTTTCATGAGTTACCCAGTAGTATTGACATGGTGTTTTACGATCTGGACAGCAGGGGTTATTCCAAGGACTATTCATAGAACTTTGAAACCGAGCATAATATAAAGGATCTTTTTTAAACAAATTTGCCCTATGTGTTGTAATTACACGCATAAGTTTGTTATTGTCAAGCATCCAGCAAGGTGAATCGTAGTTCCAACTATCTCCAACCTTGCCCATTAGGACATTTATATTTGATTCATTACCTGTTGTATTTATTCCTCGAACTTTTGCCTCTTTGATCATCTCAGAAATATAATAAAATAGGTGCCCCTCATGATTTTTCCACATCAAAACTGCTGGATGATTACGCCAACCACCAGTTTTTGACATGCCAGAATTTACATTAAGAATCTGATACCCCTCTAAAATTTGTTTATTTAGTCTTTTGTTATCAAGCAATGCTGCACATCTTGCAAAGTTTGATGATGGTAAAAAGGTCTGCATTATTTTAATGGCTCTCGTGTTACCATTACGATAGCCCCCTCCATTTCCAAAGCCTTCTTAACTAATGTTACATACTTTACTGCATCTATCTTTTCATCATGACTTAAAGGCAGAAAAGATCTTTCATCTAATTTTATTGTAACAAAGTGCTCGTTGTCAATAATAGAAATAACAAAGTTTTTTGGCGCTGGTATAGAATGAAAAGCCCTACGCATATTATCTGTATACATATTTACCCCATTGTTAATGCTTGCCAAGTATAAGACCAATCTTTTTTAGTCTTATGATTATTAAATTCTTTTGATATCTCGCCATCTTCTAGGTATACTCCGCCCCATACTCCCCATTCTTTACCAGATACCCCCACTGCAAAACACTTTCTTGCCATGGGACATGTACGACACAAAGAATCTACGAACTCTCTAGTCTCTGGATTTTCTTCGTATGTATCAAAGAAAAGGTTTGTTTCGGATCCCAAACACAAGGCATCATCTTTCCATAAATGCTGCTTCACGTTTACATCCTATACTTATTCGGTATATCCCATCCTTTGGTTGTTACTGGATAAGTTGTCTGGACGTACCATTGACTACCGACCCTAACACCATTAATAGCAGTTCTACCAGCCTGAGTAGGGCGACGATCAACCACATCCCAGCCAATCCAACTTAAGTTTTTATACTTTTTAACTATTTTTTCCATTAAATCTAAATCTTTTATTTCCATTTATATTCTCTTTTCATAAAAATCTAACCAAGAGTTTCTAAAAACATCCCAGGAAAATTTATTGTTTATTGTTTCTGCTTGACTGCCTGGATCAAATTCTCCCTTTTTGATCATGTCAATTGCTGTAGTTATCTTTTCTTTAAAGATTTCTACGTGTTGTTTTTCTGTTTTACCATCTATATCATATGATATTCCTAAGCCACTACCAACCTCTTTAAGAGAGCCAAATGTGCTGTAAACCGATAAACAGTTTGCACTAAGCCCCTCAACAAGAGATAGACAGAATGTTTCATGCCAACTGCTCGTATGCATAAATATATGAGAACGAGACATATGATCTAGAACCGTTTTGTGTGGAGTCTTACCGTAAAAATAAAATCTTGGATCTTCTAAGATTTTCTTATTAGCACTGTCTGCTTTAATTAAATCTGGAACAATCTCATTAAATATGCTTAGTCTAAAATCAACATCTAATTCTGAAAGAGCCTTAAGGCCTATCTCCAAACCTCTTCCTGGAGAAGATGTGTATATTAATTCTGGAACTTTTACATTTTCAAACCTTGATAAATCATTTACTACTGGATCTATAGCATTATATATAACAAGAACCTTGTCTGGATCTATGCCAGTTTTCTTTATTACATCCTGCCTGTGATATTCAGAAACAGTTATAATGTATTTTATTTTAGCAAGAAACCTTTTATCTGTAAATATATAATAAAGTTGATAACCAAATTGATCAACAAGATTATGAAGCCATATAATTATTTCTTTAGGTTCATAAACAAGTTCAAAGTAGGACCTATCTGTTTGACCTGGAAGAATCAAGCAGTTATATTCTTTTAATTGTTGAACATACGGAGCCACATTTTTATGAAAATGTCTGGCCATATATTCAGTACCGCCAAAATACTCCTCTTTATAACAAAAAAATCTTGGATCTTGAGTTGTCATTAGTATCTAAATATCCCCACTTCTTTACCCTTTAATTCTGCATTTGCGATTAATTTTGACACAGCCTGTTTTGGTTTACTTAAAAAGGCAAAGTAGTCCATGTCATCCATATTCTCCTCAACCCAAGAAAATGGCACCTTGTAATACTTTATTTTTTTACCTCTGGCCTTCATTCCTCGTTCTGACAGATTGCAGAACTCAGAAACCATTGAGTTAATTCTGGCAGGGCCTACAGAATAAACATAGAAATACTCATCTGCTTCTTTCATGCTGGACATTGCTACACCCATAGCACGAAGGAATACATTGTATTCATCAAAATCGCTAGTTCCCTGAACTACCACGTTCATTCTTATCACCCCTACCTAAATTATCCAGTATAAAAAGCATTTTGTCAAGTTCTTTCTTGGACATACTTGAAGTATCTACTGGTCTTGCGTTTTCAAAATCTGGTCTGCCGTCAATTACATCAGTACTTAAAAAAATATTATCAGATACCCAATATGCTATATCGTCTTCTGTAATAATTATTTTTGTGCTCTGAGATTCTTTTCTTTGCTCAAGTTGAGATTTCTTTTTTGTTTGAGATATTTGTCTTGAAAAAAATTCTTTTAAAAATGCATGGGTATCACTTTGACGATAGATCACCCTTTTATTGGATATTTTTCTTTTCAGACCAATCCAGTAAATAATTAAAAAAGAAAACGCCAGTGCCAACGCACCAATAATCCCATATTCCATTTTGATTATTCAGATTTGGTTTTTCTTTCAGCAGTTACCTTTGTTGCTGTAACTGGCTGAGAGTTATTTAAAAGTAGTTTGTTATACTTCAACTGCCACTGCAAATTAGACAACTCTAAATCTGATGCTCTTTGTTTGTAGAAAGTAACAATTTGTTTAATTTCTTCAATACCCAAGTCTTCCATGTACTACCCCCTAGTACTAAATGCGCTACCTTCCCAGGCCTTTACTGCTTTATTTCTTTCACGTTCTGCAATTTTACGTGACCAGGAAAATCCAGCGTCCCCTCCCCATGCGTCCCACATTATGCGACCATTTGAAGGATTACTACTATTATAGAAGTCTTTTCCCTTTTTGTCAACTTCATGACGGGAAAAGAAAGAATACATTCTTTTTACGGTAGAAAGAGACATTGCTCTACCAGCAACAATATCTGTTGCACGTCCCCATCCTACTGGAGTTCCTGCTCCTTTGGCTTTACCCTCGGCTTTCCATCGCAATGCACGACGTGCTGCTGCCTTCATTCCAGAGGTTGGTGTATATGTTTCTTCTTTGTGCATATCTGCTGGCTGCACTACCTTTGTTCTACTTTCCATTTTTCTTTTCTCCATATTTTCCAAGAACTGCTTTTAAAGTTCCATCTTTACGAAGACGAACAATCATTCCGTCTTTAATTTGAACTGCATTAAAAGAATCGTGTCTTTTATATTTTCCAGACGACATGTTATTTCCTAAAAGTTTTTAAATCAAAGACTGATCCAGACCAATCAAATTTCTTTGTGGATCTTGGATGTCCGCTTGGGAATAAGTCTAAATCAAATGCTTTTCTTGGGAATCTGCCACGAAGACCAGCCATAAATGCATTTACTCTACCCATTGCCCACTGTTCTGCACTTGCGACATTTCCACGAACTGAAGAAGGGTTAGTCCTATATGCACCAATTCCACGACTATAAACCTGTCTTAATGTTCCCACGGTTATTTTTTTATTACCTTCTTTACCCTTATTATAGGTTGTTACCAATTCTCTTAGTCTTGATTCAATTTTTGCAGATGCCTTCATCATTTCATCATCTTCTTCATCATCATGATACATCTTGTCATTATCAATTGGCTGATCTACAACTCTTAAAGAACTAAATGGTTTAGCAACACGCCTGTCTGTTCTTGTTCTCTTGCCATTTTCATCAGTTGCATAAACCCTAACCACAGCAACTGGATTATCTGAAGACGCTTCAATACTTTCGTTAGTTCCAGGAAGTTTTACAGTTCCTGATCTTTCAACTCTTTCAACAACCCCATGTGCAGATTCTGTCTTGTCTGGTGGTTTTGGAACACCAAACATTACGTGGTCTCCAACAGATACGCTTTTTGCTTTGTCAATTTCGTTAGATTTTCCAATTGGAACACAATTAGGAACCATTCTTCCATCTTTTTCTTTCATACCTTGCTGCTCATATCCTACCCAGCAAGCCTTGCTGATGTTGTCCCATTTATCCTCATCTTCATTGTCTGAATGATAAGATTTCATTGTTTCTTCGCCATCCATACTATGTGTTTCAATATCTATTTTTTCTGCATTTACATACATCATTCCGATACTATAAGCAGTTGGCTCCCAACCACTATCTTTTTCTTCATAAATTCTAACAGACATGGCAGGGTTCTCTGGTGGCATTGACTCAATAGCATACCTAGTTCCAGGAGTTCCAAGAGTTCCACCTTCAGTCATTATATGTTCAATCATTCCATGAACAAGACCTTCTGTTGTAGTACCCATAACAAAGTCACCCTCTTTAAGAGTGTGCATATTCTTGCCTATATTGCCCTCAGATTGGTTTATAGCATAGATCTGTGCTGATGCCTGTCCACGAGTTTCATGACAGCCCATGACTTCATTTGTACCCTCTTTTAAAGCAGGGTATCCAGAACAACCGTACGAACCCTTAGCACCTACACGATATGGCATAATAAGATTATATCAGACTTCTCGGCTCTTAAGAAGCCGTTTGATTTCCTCCAAAGACCATCTCTGCTGCTTTGTTAGTTTATTAAGTTCTTCATCTAGAAAAGCCTTATCTGTTAACTTGACTATGGGCTCCTCAAGTAGAAGGTCTACATTTACAAACCCTTTTTCCCACAGCCCCATAATTTCAGAGTTAACGAAGGTTAAATGATCGTTATATAACTGAACATTTATTTTTTTCATTTTAGGCGTAAAGGTATACAGAAGTTCCCCAGTATCTGAATCTACACCAGCGACCTCAAGGCCTCCCGAAAGAACTAATTTTTCTATATCATTATTTTCGTCATTCATTTTATAAAATTCTCCAACTGATCTTGTGTTTGAGCACCAATGATTCTATTTTTTTCTATACCGTCTTCAAGTAAAATAAAAGTAGGTACAGAATTTATTGCAAAATGTTTAACAAGATCTCCAGAATCATCTACATCAATTATTTGAAAAAGAGCATTTTGTTGATCATGATTTAGTTTTTCAACTATTGGTCTTGTTTTTTTACAAGGCTGACACCACTCTGCAGTAAAGTAGTATACAGTTTTCATTTTCCAGACTTTGCTCTGGCTGCTTTTAATAATTCAAAATCTTTTACTTTGGTATCTCCCAAATATCCCCAAGCATAGCCATCGTTGATCATCTTATCATTTAAAGATTCTGTATCCCCATTGATATATACCCAACCTAAAATGCGACCATACTTCTCAGATGAGTTCATCTTTTCAGTCTTGATAGCAACAGACTTTGCATCTTTTAAATGCTTCTTTAAATATTCTTTAGACTCAAGCCCAAGAGCCTTTTCCTTAGCATCCTTAGTGCGAGACTCTGGAGTGTCAATACCAGCCAACCTAACACGAGACGCAAACAAAATATCAAACCCTAAATCAATAATGACGTCAATAGTGTCTCCATCTACTACGTTCTCCACCTTTTTTACATAATATTCATACATTAGTTTGCACTCCCTATGGCTTTGTTTTCAATTAGTCTTTCACGTTCATCTGTAACCTCAAGCATAAAAGACATCATCTTTGTATATGCATCTGGGTTATTCATAATTTTTTCATAATGGTGTCCACAAAACATTAGGTCTCCAGTAGAACCTTTAACAGAAACATAAGCCTGTGCCCCACAACTATCGCATCTATCGGTAGCCTTAAGGCTCCATTCTTTTTGCTTTACGCTGGGATGATCTTTTACTATTAGACTCATGATCTAAGTATATCTCTACTTTCTGTTGTCAGTTGAATAAAATCCAGAACCATTAAACATTATACTAGGAGCAGAGTTCCACACTCTGGACATGCTTTTTGAGCAACAGACTGGCTCTCTATCTTCGCCAAAACCTCGCTCAAATTCAATTACAGAGTGGCAAGTATCACACTTATAGTCATACTTAGGCATCATTTCTCCTTTTGTACCTAACAATTATAGCATTAGGCAGTTTGCTTTGTCAATCTATTATGAGTTCTAATTCTATGACAATTGGCACAAACTACTTCGCATTTTTTAATTTCTTTAACAATTGCTTTCCATGAAAACCCATCATGAATCATTCTAGAGACATTATATTTTTTATCTCTTAAATGATCAAAATCTAATACTATATGATTTTTTTCTCCGCAGTCGGCGCATCCGCTGGTCTGTTTAATCTCTGCCAGCCTTTTTTTATATTGCTGCTTCGTTTTTGTTGCTAATTCTTTTTCAGTCATAGCAATTACATTATAGCAAAGATTGTTTAAGCCCCGCATAGGAATTCAAGCACGAAGGCCGAATTTAAGGAAAAGGTAACTAATCCATCCCAAGGCCTATGCGGGGACTTCTATTATACTTTATTACTTCTTTGCAACCTTGATAGCAATTTCCTTTGGCTTTTTCTCCTCTGGAACAATGCGATCAATGTCAATATGAAGCATTCCGTCTTTCATCTCTGCTCCAGTTACTTCCATATATTCACCAAGAGCAAATGTTCGGGTAAACTTGCGTGTTGCAATACCCTTATGAATTGCCTCCCCTGCAGTTTCTGTAGTGATTTCCCCCTTAACTACAAGAGTTCCATCCTCAACAGTTACTTTTACTTCATCTTTTGTGAAGCCAGCAACTGCTACAGATAACTTATAGGTATCTTCATCTACCTTAATTAAGTCATAAGGTGGATAAGATTGACGTGTTGCAGTATTATGTACGTGATTAAAACGGTTCAACTCACGGTTGAAACCAATAAAAAATGGATCTTTAAAAAGATCCAGTGTATACGAACTTACCATATTTTTCTCCTTTTCAGCGAGTAAGTAGTGCACCCCCTTTTGGCAGGTGCACTAACTATTATACCACTATCCTAAGATATTGACAAACAGATTTGTCTTTACCCCGTTACCCTCAGCATACTTTCCAATAGATTTTAGATAGTCATATGTTGCTTGATAACTACCCTTGTAATTTTTTGCCCAGTATGCAGAAAATGCAGCGGTAGCAGCAGAAGTTCCCATTGCCCTACCAACACTTGTATTGTATGTACCCAGAGCATAGAAGTCTAAGTCTGGACCGCCATTACTATAATTTTCTACATTGCCACGCTCTCCTACTGATCCTACAGCGACTGCTTCAGGAATACATGCTGGTGTATCAACACGAGCAGTATCATAATTATTTCCTGCAGCAAATACTGTGGCTACCCCAATTCCTTGAAGAGAAATAATACTTTCTCTAAGTGCTTGATTAATTGGACAATAGTTTGCACCAGTCTTTAAGCGTTTGTGATTTCCTACAGATGCAGAAACTGCAACAATATTAAACTTAGTCTTATTTGCAGAAACCCACTTTAAAGCCTCGTTAACAAGATTATCGTCATAATATCCTTGACGACCTGTGTTTGTCATTGAAACAACACGAATAAAAACAATATTCATGTCTTTATTAACAGCAGATGCAATTGTTGACATAATGGTTCCATGCTGAAAATCATTTTTGTACAGTCTTGATGCTGGAAGGCTTGCTGCTCCTGGACCCTCCATAAATGCTTTTTTGTTTGGACAACGGATTTCATAAAGAATACATACTTCATGAATTACATTTACCCTTGATGTGTCAATTGCTGTATCAATAATTGCAATTGCTGGTTTTTCATTTGCTGATACCGCTGGCAAAAATGCAGCGATAAATAGCATTGTTAATAATCCCACTACTTTTTTCATTGCTCTCCTTATATCATTAGTCTAACTACGTGTTGACATGGGTCGCCTCCTGCTTCCCATTCTTCTAACTCTTCTTCACTCATGTATTGATAGCCACCATCATGGGTATCACAAAAAGGTTCTGTTACCCAGCCTCTTTCAATACCATTCTGTAGCCAAATACCAAACTCCTGATCCTCTGGAGTTAGATCTTCTTCATGAGTATGATTCATATATTTAGTATATACCTAAATGCTCAGAATGTCAATAGGGCCTTTGCAAGATGGGGAGTGATTAATAGCAGCCTGAACTGCTGCTGCTGCTCTTTTTCGTGTATCTTTTGTTTTTTGTGTAGCATAAAGTGAGCCTAATGCAATATCTCCACCAGAACCCATTGTTAAATAATCTTGTTCATATTGGGTTAGTGACATATCGCCAGAACTATGTTCGTATATTTTTCCACGAACACAAATTATCATACCGAAATCAGCAGTTGAAGATGTGTCAACCCACCACTCTTCATAAAATTTTCTAAGGGCTTTAAGAAATCTACTATACATAAATTTATCAATACTGCCACGACCTTCAAATTCTGGCGGTACAAATAAATGTCTTATTCTATCTCCATCCATAGATCCAGCATATCCAAACAGATATCCTTCTTTTTTCCAAATCTTTGGACTTGATCCAACAGCAATAGAATTATCATCTGAGATACCACGATCCCCAGCCATCCAGATTTTATTGTCTATTCTATCTCTTACAGCGATTATACAGGTCATTTCTACCCCTAGACTATGGTTATTGTTTTAGTATACCAGGAAGATTTTAATACGTCAAACAGGCTTTATTTAATATTTTGACCACATGTAGGGCAAGTTTTTGCCTGAGATACCGCCTCAGATTGGGCAGATTCGGCTTTAGCAGCCCCTTTAAATTTAGGACGACCAAAACCTACTATAGAAATCATAACCCCAGCCTTATTTTTTTTATAGGCACGAAGTTGTTTACAGACTTCTCCGCCATTTCTTTGGCTTCCTTTTTTATTTGAAGATGTATTTCCTTCAATGCACCAAACAGTTCCGTCTTCGTTGTCTTTAATAACAATACCAACATGAGAAATCCTATCGACGCCATCTCCTGGAAAATCAAAATACGCAATATCTCCTGGTTCTGGATCACAAATTTGTGCATCATACCAACGACCAGCCTTTTTAAATGCTGCTGCACCAGACGGCGTGTAAACAGTATTTGGAATTTTTACACCCGCTTGATCGCCACACCAATTTACAAACGAACCGCACCATGGTTGGAAGTTAGCCTTTGCCCACTTTCCATACTTTGTTTCGTTATCTTTTGGACCTTCAATGGTTCCAATTTCTTCTTTTGCTATTTCAATTAACTTTGCTGCTGTTCCCATATCTGCCATGATTAATCCTTATCCCAATCTTCATCTACTGGTAGTTCATCTGGCATCTGATTATTAGGTTTAGTAGATACTACTTCTTCTAATTCGTCTACCGTTTTTTCAACAACCTCTGAAAGATCAGAAACCTGGATTACATTGTTATTTTTTTCTTCAATAGCATTAATCATTTCTTGTGCACCGCTACGACCAATCAGCAAACCTGCGAGGGTACCAGTAATAAATGTCGCAACACTACCAAGAACATTAAAGAACATCTTATCATTCTCAGATTGTGCTGTTACTGGTTGTGAAACAAAAACTAAAGCATATAAAATACCCATAGTTGTAAATAATAAAATTGTTCCTAAAATTATTCCTAAAATAAATTTTAATCTTGCATCTAAGTCAGATGGGGTTAATCTTGGTCTACTCATTGTTTGTCTCTTCCTCTATTACGCTCTCATTTGATGTTCCGTTTACAACATCTTCCCCTACTAAATCTTCTGGACAAGCACCGTTTACTGTACAAATTGGCGGCTTACACTCAGGGGTATCCCAATTGATTGGATCTTGGCACTCATAGCGATAATAGCCGTCATAGCCACAACCTACAAGCAACACTCCAAGAAAGGCAGTTAGGATTATTTTTACCATACCCACCATTATAGCAGTTATTCGTCTTTTTCCTCACGAAGAGGTATTGTCACAAGCCACAAGATAGTGGCCGCTATCGTAGCAATTCCTACGATTTGTTGGGCGGTACCAGTAAGAGTAAGCCATGCAATAAAGAATCCTAGCAGTGTCCATACCTGAGCAATGCTTTCTTTTACAGCCTTACCAAACCATACAGCAAAGCCCTTAACAAGCCTGTAAGCCAATCCTAGAGCCTTTTTGAGTAGTTCTATAGCCTTTATTAAGGCTGGTTTTGCCTTATTAAGTAAAGGCTTAGCCTTCTCAAGTAAAGGTTTAAGGTTTGGTATTTTTACCTTAATACCCTTTATTTTGCCAATAAGGGACTTTGCTCGATTAACTAACTTATCTATCATTGTCATATTATAACCTCCTTAGTGACATAACAGAACTAACTATGTTGGATACCAAAATTACTGGGATAATGACTTCTTGAGCCTTTTCCCTCTGATCATCCGTCATATCTTTGCCCCATTCTGAAGGGCTAAATACTTTATCAAAATCTATATCTGTCAGTACTCCCAAAGGATCTGACAAAAATGATTCTGTTTGAAGTTCAGTAACAGCATCTGCCAGAGTGTATGGCATAGGGGCATTTTCATTCTCTAATGACATTTCTGCAAATTTAACCACTGCTGTAGCAACTGAAGGATTATCTTTTGCTATTTCTGCAATTAATGAAACTTCTTCAGCCTTAATACCAAGATCTGATGCAAAAGAAACCTTTGCCTGTGGAGATAACTCATTTATAAAGTTTGATACAGCAGCCATCAATTTAGAATCATTTACACTAATTAATTTATTTAGTTTATTAAGTTCTTCTTCTGATATACCGTTTTCATTTATATCATCCGTGTTATCATTATCAGATGGTGGACCTACAACTTCTTCGTCAACAGGTTGCTCAGGTTCAGATTCTTGATCTGGATTTGTTTCCTCTGGCTGAGATGAAGGCTCTTCTGAAGGCTCTGGAGTTGGATCAGCATCTTCGCTCTCCTCATTTGTGGTATCAGAATCTTCAGGAAGATTGGAATCTTCTGGTTCAGTTTGCTCATTATTATCAGGGAATCTTGGATCCTCTGGAGTAATTACTTCTGGTTCTACTTCAACATCTGGATCTGGAAAATCTGGTTCTTCTGTTGGTTCAGGTTCAGGTTCTTCTGTCGGCTCAGTAGTTGGTTCTGTTTCTGATTCATTAGCCTCTTCACCATTTATTGCTGCAATAAGATTATTAAGATTGGCAATGTCATTTGCTAGGGTAACTGCTTCAACAATTTCTGCTTGTACTTCTTCTGGAGTCAATGGCTCTTCTGTGGGTGTTGGCGTAGGCTCTGGAATTGGTTCTGGTGCTAAGGTTGGAGTTGGATCTCCAGCCTGTATTTGCGTAGCACCCCATGCTTCAAGAGAAACTATTGAGCCATCATGCAGACGAACTCCAGTTCTAAGATTTTGATACTCAGGTCCTTGATAACTATACGAAACTGCCAAGCCACCAGTATTTGTAATTGCTACTAATATATTAACTGTGCTTGGCTCTGCTCCGTAATTTCCAAATGGAACCATATTAAGATTTAATTGAAACCCGCCTTCTGAATAATATATATCTAAACCAGTTGTATTGCTTACTCCTGGAAACCAGTCCATTGAATATAAAGAGATAGATGGTGTATTTGGATAAGCCCAGTATGTATTATCTGGTTGTCCAAATGTAATTATAGAGTTTGTTGTTGCATAAATGTTTTCATACTGTACCCCGTCAAAAGTAACGGTGGTTGCAATTGGTATTTGATAAGATGTGTCGTCACCTGAGCAAGTATCCATATGATGCACTATAGGTTCAGCATCGCCTTCATATGCTGCTGCTATGGTTTGTGATTGAATATAGTTGACACAAGTTGCGTGTGCATTTTCTGGAAAACCAAAAAGACTTGCAAATAAAATTCCCACCACTGTGATTATGCGTAGGATTTTTTTGTTTATTTAAGGCACTCCTAATTAACTAGTTAGTTAATCATATTATACCATTATAAAGAAAAAGGCGCAGATTTCTCTGCGCCCTATTCCTTAATTTGTTAATTACTTAACAAGTGTAACCTTTGCTGAAGGGTTTTTCTTATTCCACTTCTTAGCAAGATCATTAAATGCCTTCTTCATTGCAGCAATTGCAGCAGCATTCTCAGCCTTAACAGCATCTAGTTCTACCTTGGCAGCAGCCTTGGCATCTGAAATAGCCTTATCTGAAGCAACCTTAGCGGTTACAGCATCAGCCTTTAGAGTTACAACTTCTGCCTTAAGTGCAAGAATTTCTGCATCAGATGCAGCCTTTGCATCAGCAAGAGCCTTTGCAGCAGCAGCCTTCTCAGCAGCGAGTGCAGCAGCAGAAGCAGCCTTCTCAGCAGCGAGTGCAGCGTTAGCAAGAGCAAGAGCACCAGCAAGATCAGAAACTGTTACGATAGCAGTCTGTGATGTGACTGCAGTTGCAAGAGTTGGAACGGCAGTAGGCGCTGTAATAGAAGCACCAACAGCAACAGTTCCAGCAGTTGCAGGAAGTGTCAAATCAGCAGAGGACTTACCTGCTACAAGAGCATCTGCGGTAACTGAACCAGCAGTTACTCCACCAAGTGCTGTAACGGTAATTGTTTCTCCACTCTTTGCGTTTCCAAAAATATCTGATACTTCAAAAGTAGCAGTTATCTTTGATGCAATTCCACCATTGGCAGGAACTGTCATCTTAAGATTGTAGGCAGGACCTACGGCTCCCTTAAGATATACGGTTGTTGCTGCTCCAGTTACGGATGCAGTAAGAGCAGATGCAGATGTGCTAGTTGTAAATACATAAACTGTAGCAGTTGTGCTTGCTGGTGTTACTGTAAGACTTGTAACTCCAGATGCTGATGTTACTGTAGCGCCAAGAGCGCTTACAATTTTAGCATTTCCAGTTGTAGTAAATGTTACTGGTGTTCCAGCAACCACTGTAGCAACAACAGTTAGGGCCTCTTCGGAACCAACAGTTGAAGTATCAGAAACAACATTGTCAAACGGAACCTTAATTACATAAGGCGCTGCAGCAGTACCAGAACCAGAATTAGCAGTTGTTACCGCTAGAGATACTGTGTTGGCACTTGCAGGTGTTGCAACAATTGTGCCCAAAGTCATGGCTGCAACCAGACCCAGAGCAATTTTCTTAAATGAATTCATTTTTCTCCTTGTTTATTTAAATTAGTTTATATTCATTTAGAAACTCCTGAATATCTTCAGGAATCTCCTTGTTATCCAATTCTACCATAGCCCTCTGCTTATCCGCAAGTCGGCTGGCAGAACTCCAAGTATGAACCTCAATTTCTAGATTAGAGTCCTTACTTGTATGGGATATTGCTCCAAATACCGCCCCACAAACGGCATCTGCCAAGTCCTTAGATTTCTTGCGTGGATGATCAACTCTATTATTTTTCATAATTTTAAGTTCACTCATCTCCTCAAGCAATAAGGGAATCATGGGCATTGCAATTCTCTCTTCATATATCATCATGGCTAGGTCTTCATAGTGTTTTTTGGCAACAGAAACAGTGTCTGTTTTTATGCCTACCGCTTTTAATTCCTGCTGAATATCAAAGGACTGCCAGCGGTCAAAGGTGACCATGCCAATGTTAAAACCTTCTCTACGTAAATTCTGTATCCACTTTTTAACCTCAGATAAATCTACAGGACCCTCTACCTTTGGTTCCCACCAAGCAACGGCATCTACGATAACAATTGGCGCTACCTGCTCGTAATCTTTAATTACTTGAATGTTTACCCAGCGTTCAACGTGTGCGATAGCAACAGCACACTTATCATGTCTTTGTGCAAGGTCAGCATGGATATAATATATTTTTTCTGGATCTGGTTTAAAACCAGCATCAAACCTTCTGTGATTATCTATAGGATTTCTTAATGTCATACATTTTTCTAATTTATCTTTTTGCTTAAAGAAAGCATCTGATGAATATGTTGGGGTACATAAAAATCTCATCATTGCATCACCTATATCAGTTAAAAATGCAATCTTAAAATCATCAATCTTTCTAGTAGGATTTACTTCCCATGTAGGTCTTTTAAGTGCAAACATTCTGGGGTATTTATATGATTTAATATGGTCTTCTTCCCATACTATTTCAAATTCATTATCTGGTCCTTCTGGTAGTTCTTCATTAATAACAAACTTATATCTACGCTCTATTACATCTTTTTCCATGATTACATCTTCATACCGTTTTGAAATGAAGTCGCCGTTGTAGCGAGGAAATGAAAGAAGAACTACTTTGCCAAGATCTGGAAAACGAGAGTCTACTGTACCTCTAAATGCTTTATATATATTGTCAGCAGTCTTACCCTGATCATTTCCTGTTCCTACTTCTGTAACGAAGCCAGAAATTTCATCAAGTACCGCCATAAATAAGTTAAGACCCTCGTGTGATTCACGCTCAGAGTGACCTGAGTAAACGGTAATAGATTTATCAAAACCAATAGAGTTTACCTTTGGATCATACTTTCCAGCAAACCATGGAGACTTCTCAATCTTAGTTTTAAAACCTTTGAAGAAAACATTTTTAGCCTGCTCAGCATTAATAGCAACGTTGATAATATCTATGGCATCATCACTTGGTTTTCCATAATACCTCGCAGGATCTTTAAGGCAAAGAAGTTTATAAACAACATAGGCACAAGCAACAGTAGATACAAAGTCTTTTCCACTACCCTTTCCTAGTTGTAAAATAATCTCATTCTTAGTATATTTAGCAAAATGTTTGTCGCCCTCTTCATGCCCCATCAACATTTGCAAATCTTCTTTACGATAGATCTGGCTCATTGCTTCAACAATATCATATTGAATGGCAGACAATGGCGGTTGATTTAGAAAGTCTGGAGACTCAACAAAGGTCTTTGCGTCTACAGGATTTTCATCAAATTGATTATCTTGAAGGGCTTCAAAGAAATCATTGAACTTGGTGGACAACTGTAATCACTTCCCCATTTTTGGCAATTGCAGATAATCTTTGCATTATTAAGTCACGAACCTCTGGATGCTCAGAAGCGATATCACGAAGAATGCCAACAAGAACTTCTTGTCTCTTTTCAATTTCAACTATCTCTTCTGCTAATTCTTTATTTTCTAGCAAACCAGCCTTCTGTAGCATATCAATTCTTCTTGCCTCAATATCCATTACAAGTTTAATTGCACCAGTTTTAGCAGTCAGGTTTGCTGTAGTTGTTGCATCATCAATAACTTCATAGGCCTGCTGTATTAGTCTTGTGTAATGTGCATCTGCTGCGACCAGTGCATCTTTTGCACGAGCACGAATAGCATCGTTTGCAGACGCCATAGTTTTCCACTCATTTAGATGTGCTACTACACGAGTTCTTGGAATAGCAAGATCTTTAGATATCTTAGTCGGATCATGACCCTTTAGATATTCTTCAACAACCTTATTCACTTCATCAAGATGTTTAACTAATTCAATTTCAGTGTCTGACATATTTTCCCTCTAGTCTATTGATTTCATCCTGAATATAAAATATTGCTTTCTTTAAATCTTCAATGTGTTTGGCTTCATCTTTAATTCCTGCTCTCCAAAGATATTTTATTGCATTTCCAATGTTAAAGTTTCTATGCCTAGTTATCTGAATACACTCAACACCAGATGGATCTGTTGTATAGTGTGCAGGATGATTTACCTGGTCTACTGTAATATTAAACTTATTATTCATCGTCTTGAATTCCTTAGTTTAAATTTTGCAAGGTAAACATAGATTGTTTCTATGCTTACACCGCATTCTTTTGCTATCTCTTCTGGACTTTTTTTGTCCATGTGATACCTCTTCTTAAGCCATAATTCATTTTGATACATTCTAGCACCCATGATTACTCCCTGTCAATCCTTGTACTATTAATTTTATTTGCTACACGCAATATCCAGTTTTCAAAATCTTTTTCATCTCTATCGCTTTTTGCATAATTACACCACTTACAACATGGCTGAACATTTTTTATAGTATATCCCAAAGCATTATCAACTCTATCTAACCCAGTAAATTTAAAAGATTTTGACCATGGAGAAGATTTTGGAGCAGTAAAAAAAGATGTTTCTTTGTTATCACAATAAACACATGGTAAAGATATTTTTAAAAAAAAATCTTCTTTGGAAATATCCCATTCTATGTTTCTTTGTTTTGCGCTACTTTTATACCTACCGTAAACAGCATTTTTTGCTTGACTATCTGTATAGATTCTATTACTTTTGCCACGATTAATAAAACCGCATTCATTACAACTTTTAATTCCAGATTTTTTAGGGGTACCATATAAATGACCAAGCCTTTTTTTCTTTACAATAGAGCCACATTTACAAATAAGATCTACAACCCTAATAATATAGCCGTAAGTATCTTTTATAGAATATACCTTATGTACTGTAAGATCTCCAAATACCTTGCCTATTGGTGGATCTTCAAGTTTTATTCTCATGGCACCATTATACCATATATATAGTCTTGGTAACATTAAAATATTTCTTTATGGGTATTGCAGGCCCAATGTCCTATTCCAGCGGCATCTGCCACATCATAATCCTCTATTTTTTTATCATATGCTATTTCTAGTAGTTTAATTGTTCTACGTTTTCTAAAATCACGCTCATATGATTTATACCATGACAATGATTTGCCAGGATTAAGAGATCTTAATTGTAATTGCTCTTCTTTTGTAAGTCTTTTATTTCCTAAAAAATTTTGCCATTCTACTGGAGAAACACTTGCTATTTTTTTTATACCAGAAATTCCTGCCCCACCTATTATCCCACCTTGAACTAATGCAAGGTCTGCCTGAGTTTTAGGAGAATTCATAAAAACGGTATGCTCAATAACAATAGCATTAATCATATTATAATGATCAAACAATGCCTTAGTCTTAGCAGTAGCATCTATTACTTTTTGATATATGTTTGCACCTTCAAAGTTTATTTTTCCAAATCCAGTTATGGTTTTGTTTGTATAAAATGCAAAGGCAAGACTATTAGTACTGGCATCAATAGCACAAATATTTGCTGGTTGACTAGTCTTGCTCATAATCAATTATTCCTTTAAGTTCTTTTATCATTTTTTCTACTGCCTTTTGGCTTACGTTGCAATTAGAACAGAATCCAGAGTCGTTGTATATTGATAGTTGTACTCCACAACCACCAAGACATCTACGAATCTTGCCTATTCTTTTTTGCCTGCGAGAAACATTGTACCTTTCGGCAATCTTATCTTTTGTAGCAGAGTCTCTGCACTCTGTACTACAATATATTTGATAAGTTACCTTTGGCTGAAAGCGCTTATCGCATCTTTCACACAGTTTCACTCAGCCCCTCCATAGATTTTATTTTAATAACTCCTGGCTCTGCAGTAGCGCAAATAGCCTTTACTGGACAACCCTTACATATCTTAGAGTTAGCCCTGTAATTTTTTTGTGGTAAAGTCTTATCTTTCCACGCTTGACGAACAACACGCATCCACTCAAATGTATTTTCAATCCATTGTCTATAAAGATCTGTTACCTCTATAGGAAATACAACAAGTTCATGATTGTTCTTGTTTTCATAAATCAGAACACCCTTAGCCCTTTTTAATATTTTCATATATATCAATAACTGCATAAGGTGTCCAGTTTTTGGCTCACCTTTTACTCTAAAATGTTCAAAGGCATCATGTTGCATTGTCTTGATTTCAGCAATAATTTCTTCCTCTTCCCAATTAAGAATAGCGTCTCCCCATCCAAAGATTGGTGGATCAGAGTGAGTAACTTTAAACTCTGTAGTCTCTACTTCTTTTCCAGTTTCTTCAAGAACCTTTTCATCAATAAACTTTTTTGCTACCCCAGAATCCATCATTGCCTGTTGAATTCTGTCATGAGAAAGTGTTCCACTGGTCATATTTGCTACACCATATGGCGTGTTATTATCTTCAAATATGTTCCCCTCAAAAGCAAAATACCAATATCTTGGACATTCTCCATGACCCCAAACCAAAGTAGATGGAGCAAAAGTTTTCTTTTGAGTATGTTTCGGACCACGCTTTGCAACGTATCCAGAATTAATCTTTTCTATCAAGGCCTTTGTGTCAATAATCTGCGGTCTATCTTCAGGCCTTATCATTATATTTTTCAGCAAGTTTTTAGTCATATCATCCTTTTTATCTATTATATCAGTTAACGCATTATGTATTTGAGCGCTGAAACCAAGTCGTTGATTGACTCTGCTGCAGTGTAATAAATGTTTTTCTTGCCTCTGTCTGTCTTGTCAACATTTGTCATCCAAGTAGCCCTAAATGCCATCTTTGCTGCAATAGCCTGAAGCCTAACAATTTCAAGACTTGCCACCTGTGGTGGAATGTCTGGCTTTATAATTAACTTAGCAATCATTGTTAAAGCGGTAGTTAATTCTTCATCTTCCATATAAGTGGCTATCTCAGATAACCCATTAATCATTTGTAGTGTTGTTTGTCCACTTTCAGATTCCTTCATTTTTAGCCTCCCATGTTAATTGATCTAGTAGTTCAAATTCTATAACTGCAAGCCTAGTCTTTTTATTACCCTCTCCTAATATAACTACTATGGCTGGAGATTTATCAGTACCCGCTTTTATTGAATCAGTAACAGCCTTTGCCCAAACATCTTGATTTAGAGTAAAAGACTTAGATGTTTCTTTAAAATCAATAACAAAATTTCTCCAGGTTGCATCACCCTTCTGGTTATTGCGACCAGAATTTTTGTGCTGTTTGGCACCTATTCTTTTACTCTCGTTCTTCTCGCTCATAATCCTTCTTTGTTTTAATTAGTGCTGCCCTAGATACATGTTTCTTACTACACATCCATGTAAGATCTGTAGTCTCAAGCCAAAGCCTTAAAGATGTAACTTCTTCTTTACAGGTATGACAAGGAAACTTTCCTTCAAAAACCTTAAATTTAACATCAGACATTATTTAGTTTGGCCTTTAATGCTTCCTGTAAATCTAAGTCTTCTCTAACTCTAGCGATAAGTCCATCACGACCTTGAACCTTTGTGCCATCATCTAGTTGATACCAGGCCCCAGTTCTGTTTATGTGTCCAGCCAATTCAGCAGTGTCAACAAGGTCACCAATAAAATCAATGCCAAGGCTGTCACCCCTAAAATAGAAATCATACTCTCCGCTTTGAAAAGAGGGTGAAGTTTTAGAAAACTGTAAATCCCATCTAACCTTGCGACCAATTTTTTCTTCAATGATCTTATCTCCAACATGTATTTTTCCTTTTATGGCTTGATTATCTGATTCAGACGAAAACAATTTAATGATTGTAGACGAATAAAATTTTGTAGCCTGACCGCCAGTTGGCTGTTGGCTTGTATACATTGCATTAATATTATTACGAGATTGACTAATCAAAACAAACAATGTTGGCTTTACCTTGTTGTTTGCATAGTTAATCATTTTCCAAGCATTGCTAAAGTCTCTAGACTCTGCACCAATTTGCTTTGTATTTTCTAACTGCTTCAATTCAGTAGAATCTTTTTCAAAATATATTGCTGGCAGTAGAGATGTAACTGAGTCAACAACAATAAGATCAACTCCTGCATCCATCAAACTTACTCCAACATCAACCATCTCATTAATAGTTCTTGCTTGTGAAACTATTAACTTAGAGGTATCTACTCCTAATTTTTCTGCCCAAACTTTGTCATATGACATTTCTGCATCAATCCAAGCACAGACCTTACCTTCTTTTTGTGCCATGCCAATCATTTGTAAGCATAGAGAAGACTTTGCACTAGACTTGCTACCCCAGATTAAAACCTGTCTGCCATATGGCAAACCACCATTTAATGCTCTATTCAAACCATAACTAGGAGTAGCAGCATATTCTGTCTTTGGTATTTCATCTCCAACAAGAATACTTTTTCTTAGTTTAGGATTTAACTGTGACAGAACTTCTTCTATTGTCAGTGTCATTAGAATCTTACCCCATGCTTCTTTGGTCTATGTGTATTTCTTTCCATCTTTTCTTTGATAGCATAGTCAAGAGATTTCTTTACATACCCTGCTTCTGCAATACCAGCATAAAGATCAAGGGTGCGAATAATAATATCTGCAAACTCATCTGATATTTGATCTGGATCCATGTCTTTACGAAGTGCTTCCATAGCCTCTGACACCTCAGAGACAATCATCATCATTTGTTTTGCTACAAAGATAGGGTCTACGGTTTTATCCCAGAAACCTTTTTCTACTGCATTTTTATGTATTTGTTCTGCTAACTCATCAAACATTTTTTACATCCTCCATTATTACTGTGCCGTCTTTTGTTTTGCCAAACTCAAATCTATATACACTACCTGCTTCAACATTCATATATGCTTTTGGAAATGCCGTTGGAAATACTGTAACTGCGTGTAGTTCTCTGGCAGCATCAGCCAGCGTTAAGGATGCCATCTTCTTGCCAGTCTTCGTAGTTCTTGGCTTAAAAGAAACAACAAACATCTCATCATCCTTGTAAGGAAGCATCTTATAATTTAAAAACTTAATCAATGGATCTTTAGAATCCTTTATTTCATCAGCAGGTATTGAAGATACAACCCTATTGTCATTTGCAAGAATAATATAAGTGCGACCAGCCTCAATAGACGTGTTTTCTTCATCAAAGATTCCCACACTCCCTGTCTTATCTAAAAACTCTATCCTTGACCAACCTTTTGATCTCTTAATTGATTTTACCATACCCATTAAAACGAATGCGCCCTTTTCTTCATACTCTTCAATATCATTTATATAAGCATAATAATGTTGTGGCACTGGCATGTTAAACTCTGGAAGATTAAGATATTCGTATAGATTTTCCTTAACCTTTTCTGGATCTGCTGGGTTATCTGTAAAAGTCAGAGCACCTATAGAATTCATTGCTTGAAGTGCACGAGAATTTACTCCATTACCTTTTGTAAATGTAAACTGTTCAACATCTTGATATGAACTAAATGGTCGTGCTGATATATATCTTTCTGCAATTTTATCAGAGATAAACTTGATAGCACTAAGTCCAAATCTAATACCTTTACCCTCAATCTTAAAATCAATGTCTGAGTCATTAATATGGGGCAACTTAATACTAATGCCCATTCTTTTTGCTTCAATAAGATATTCAGTTCTTGCATCTTTATCTTTTTCATTCTTCAACAATGCAAACATAAACTCTATTGGGTAGTAGTATTTGAGCCACGCCGTCCAATACGAGAGAGTAGAGTAAGCAACGGCATGTGATTTGTTAAACGAATATCCCGCATGTGCTTCAAAATCGTGCCAAAGATCCAAGGCATCATTAGGAGCAACATACCTAGAAGCCCCTTTAATAAATTTGTCTTTAAACTCATCAAACTCCCTCGCATCCTTTTTCTTACCAATAATCTTACGAACCTTGTCTGCCTCTGCCATTGTCATACCGCCAAGTTCAACGCAGGCCTGCATAACTTGCTCCTGATATAAAATACAACCATAGGTTTCTTCTGTAAAAGGTTTCATAATCTGATGAAGATAATTAATGTTTTGTATACCGTGCTTACGCATAATATAATCTTTACCAATAGTATTCATAGCCCCTGGACGAACAAGCGCATTAGAAGCAGCAAGTTCTGCCAGATTCTTTACACGCATCTTAACAAGTAGATTTGTATACGGCGCTGCTTCACACTGAAACACACCTTTTGTATATCCATCAGATAACATGTCATAAACATTTTTATCATTCATATCTATAGACAAAACATCTATCTTGGTTCCTTCTCGCTCTTTTATAATATCAATACAGTCTTTCATTACGCTTAGTGTCTTTAGTCCAAGCGCATCAATTTTAATTAAGCCAATCTTTTCAGCCTCTTGCATATCAATTCCAACAACTGGGATGCGCTCATCAGAACCAGTTGATGACCTTGTTTCTAGTGGAGCATGTCTGAATATTGGCTCTTTGCTAGTAACCACACCAGCAGCGTGAATTCCAGTTCCCCTAATTCTTCCACGCAACTGTTCTCCATAGACTTCAACTTCTGGATATTTTTCTCTAAACCATACAGTTGTTTTTGATGTGCAATACTCATCCCATGTATCAATAGTTTTTAGAACTTTATTTACATCTGTTAGCGGTATGTTAAGTACCCTAGCAACATCACGAACAACACCCTTATCCTTAAACGATAAGAAGGTTGCAATAGATGCCACATGACGATATTGTTTAACTAGATAATCTTTTACA